AACTATTAGTTTTCGGGGGCAGGGCAGGGGCCAACTATTAGGTTTAAGGGGGCCAACTATTAGGTTTAAGGGGGTCAACTGTTAGGTTTAAGGGGGTCAACTGTTAGGTTTCGGGGGCTTATTGTTAGGTTTAGGGGGATCAACTGTTAGGTTTCGGGGGCTTATTATCAGGTTTAGGGGGAGGTTCACAGCGTTGCCATGGTGAGGTAATGTGAAGCATGAGCAACCAGCGCAAAGTCATATACCTAAAGCCGTCGTTTGACGAGGCTATTAAGCCGTCTGAACTGATACAAATCACGGGACATCAAGAACTTAGCCTGAATGCCAGACGTGCGATCAGTGTTCTGTGGCATAGCGCGCATCGTCAAGGAATCGAGCAAGGCAAGCGGTACACGATTGCGCTTTCCGATCTGCGTACTGATCGTAAGAAGGGTAATGAGTGGATTGACGAAACGGTCGAACAGTTAATGAAAACGGTTCTGCGCGTTAAGCTGTCCAACGGCAAGACCCGCCGTGTTCAGTTTCTGGGCGGTAACGACATGGATGACAGTGATCGACCGGAAGGTACTTTGACCTACAACTTTGATCCTCTTCTGGTGGAGATTTTGCGCGACAGCTACATCTGGGGTCGGATCGAGGTGCCTGTTTTAATGACCTTCAGCTCGAAATATGCCATATCTCTCTATGAACACGTTTCGCAATGGGCCAACCTGGAGTACAAATCGACCGAAGAATACTCTCTGAGTGAGTTTCGCGAAATGTTGGGGGTCGAAGATAACAAATACCGTCCATTTGGTGCTTTCAGGAAGAATGTGATCGACCTTGCTGTAATGGAGATCAATGGTCTGGCGCCATTCAATATCAGTATTGTGCCAATCAAAACCGGCAAGCGTGTGACGCACATCAAACTTGGCTGGTGGACAAAGACACCCGACGAGCTGCGTGAAGCCTATAAGGAAACTCAGCGATCCAGGGTAGGGCGTAAGGCTCGACTTGCCGGCAGAGTGGAGCAGGTCTCTAAACCATTGCCTCGAATAGAAGAACAGATTAGAAAGATGAGGCTGCGACCCCCCGAAACCTCACATTTGATAGATAATGAATGAAACCAAGCGCTTATCTTTAGCGTATAATGGTCATTATGGTAACTTTCGGCAAATGGAATATGTAGAAATCAGTGGTGAATGAAAAGAACCCGGGGCAAAAGCTGGCAGAGACGCCTCTTAATACCCCGGGTCTAGTTAGCGCTTGAATGACAACTCTGGAGACAATCAGAGGCAATCGTGTCACTCACGACCAGACAGTAATCGTTTGCGCTTTGTGTTCTATCTTAGTCAGTGATCGATCAACCTAATTGCCCCATGCCGCTCTTTTGTTCATTTCGATGAACTCATCCAGATCGAAGCAGTCGATCACATGCCACTCATGTTCAAACATGTCGCGGATCTCATCTGCGGAAGTGTCTTCGTCCTCTCGCGTCGCGGCCATTGAGGCATAAGTGTTTTCCACCGCTTCCGCGGGGTTGCTGGCCTCTGTGATTTCACCGAAGCTGTCGCCTTCTGGGAAATTGTCCCAGGTGACGGTTACATAATACCGCCTCATGCTGCCGCCTTCGCCTGGTCAACCATCATTGCCATCGACTTGTGATCCATTGCGCGCGCCAGCGTGTCCGTCTCGGACTTATCCTCGTCACGAAACTCAATGAAACGCGGGTGTGAAAGCGCGTGGTGATCGTTGTCGCGCCCTTTAGTGATATCATTGCACGTCACCGTGATGATCTTCCCGACACACCAGTCACGCCGGGAATTGAAATCTTCCAGCTGTGCATTGGTGAACCCGGAGGTGCGCCCCTTGATCAGGCCGTCATCCGTTTCAAACAGCATCGAGCCAAAGGTTTTCTCGCGCACCGTGCCTGGTGTGCCTTCCAGAAAGCCTGTAACGCGCACATCCACGTCGATCTCCAGCTTGAGTTTAAGCTGTTGCAAGCTGGTGCCGTCTCGGAAGATTGCGCCCCGTTCTTTGATGATCGTGCCTTCAAGACCGCGGTTCATCACTTCGGCGGTGTATGACAGCGCCTCGGCCATGCTGTTAACGCTTCGGCTTTCAATCGCGCGCACCGGGTTTTTCAACGGGTCGGTATTGAAGGGTGCAAACAGTCGCTGAACGATCTGGAAGCGCTTGTCGTAAGGCACCGTGCCTTTGATCTTGGCAATGGCGTTATTGTATTCCTTTTGACCCACGCAATCCCAGCAGTCAAAGACCACCTTGCAGTTCTCGGGAAAGTCGTCTTTGCGCAGCAGACCATTGCCAGTTGCGCGATCCAACAGCTTCCCGTCGCGGTAAACTGTCAATTCGCCAAAGTAGACCGCGCTGAGCGGCTGACGTACCAGTTCCGCGTTGATTTCAGGGTAATGATACTCCTCACCCTGGCGCGAAATGCATGTGACCCGTCCGTTCTCGACGTTGAACTCACGATAGGTGCCGTCAGCCTTCAGCTGGACGATAGCGCGGTCCATGTTGAATTTCTTCGCCGTTTTCTCGTTGTATGTGCCGCAGCGCATGTAGACCGGCTTGACGATCAGACCTTTGAACACCTTGTTGATGTTGGATCGGCCCATATTGATGCGCAGATCGCGATCAACAATCTTGGTGAAGACAACGGCGTCCTTGTCTTCAAGACCGTTGTGAAGTTCGCCAAGAAGCTTGAGCGCCGCATGGCCTGTTACACTGCGTGTTGCAAACCTGGATTGAAGAACATTCAGCGCCTGTTCAAGCGTGAGTGTTCCAGATTTGACTGACATTGGGTCATATTCAAACAGGGCGTTCTTCATGGTCACGCCATAGGTGAACGTCGCCTTGTCATAGGTCATTTTCAGAACCCGTTTGAGCAAGTCGCTGTCGGCGTGTTTTCGCAACACGTCCATCTTGTGATTGGCGCCATTGTCGGCGTTTAATTCTTCGATAATTGCGTGGATTGTCATACAATTTTCCTTTCTCGCGCCAGTTTTGCGCGCTCTGCCATCGACAGCATGGGTTTGGTATTCTCTGACGCGCCCTGAGCGCTCTTCTGGAGCGCTTTACGCCCCTTTCCCTTGTCAGGGGCCGTGGGTTTCTCAGAAGCGCTCTCAGGGGCTTGTGCGCGTTCCTTGCGCACCAGCTCCGTGACGGCATCTGCCATGTCGTTTGAGGCGTCCTTGATCGTGTTCATCCGGGTCTTTGGCTCAGATGTTTCAGGCGCCTTTTTCTCAGACGCTTTGAGTGGCGCCTTCTTCAAACCCTTGCGCTTTGTGTTGGCGCTTGCAGCGGGGCGTGAGACTTCGCCAAACGTGACGGGCTTCTGCACTTTCGCAAACAGATCATCATGTGATCCAACCTCTTCGCCCCACATCCCACAGCGGCGATAATCGCTTTCAACCGGAGTTGCGTGTGCCAGTGCATAGGCTGTCAGATCACCGGGCAGTTTTGCTGGTGTCATTGGCGTGTCGCTGTGCGGCTTGTTGTCATAATGCGCCCAGGGTCCGCCAACGCGAAAGGCGTTCCTTGCCGGACACATCCAGCAGATGTGCGCTAAGGCGCAGACCTTATCCTCGACCTGACTTTGCTTGCCTTGCATCGACGTGGAGTGAACGCTCTCGCAATGCTCAAGCTTGACACCCTCGCCCTTGATTGGGCAGTTAAATGCGTATTCGTTTGCCATCTGATATCCTGTCAATGCTGATTTATACTATACAGCGTAAGAAGCGCCTTTATGCGGTGTAGCGTAATTTACCACGTCCCTCGTACCTCGTTTAGAGTCAGGCTTGCTTCGTGTTTTTCAGTCTCTTGTCGTTCTTTTTCCTGGGCGTCGCCAATGCTCTGGAGAATGACACTGGCCAAACCCTTGAGTTCGTCCTGTGACAGGTCTTCAAGGCTGTCGATTATAATGCTGAGGGGAACTATGACCTTCCGGGCTTCAACCACGGTCGCTGGAATAGTGATATTTCTGAACGAAATAATATCGTTGGAGACGATATTATTTGTTGTGATTTCACCCACCGGGACAGTGCTGACAGTCATTACCAGCTACCCCAGAGGTCACCGCGATCAATGGTTTCATCTAAAACAGGGGTATCAATGATATCATTGGTATCATTCTCCATCAGCCACTCCCTTAAATAGCTGTTAAGGGGATCGTTGTACTGTGACATGAATACTATGTCGCTTAGTTCGGTAGCAGGTTTACCTGCCTGAAGTTCTTCCAAGAAGGTTAAACGCACCTGGCCGGCTTCCTTATAGTCACGCTTGACGCGTTTCGCGGTCTCAAGCGCAAGTTCCTGACGGGCTTTTGGTGCTGATTGCTTGTGGCCGTATTTAACCTGGCCATTTGCGCAACGCTTTCCCCAACGGCGAATAATCTGACCCTGGCCGGTTTCACTGTCCTCAAGCTTGATTAGATGATAGGTCTTTGACCCGCTCTCATGATCAAATTGATATATTGATACCGTTCGCATATTCTGTCCCGTCGTTTTGTCTGTTGTTACATAAGTAATGACTTATGATATGTGGGAAAGCAAACAGAAAGTCACCCCACGCGCAATTTCAGCAGATTGATCGGCGTCAAAGTCACGGCGGCATCGAGCGCCGCGGTGGTTTCAAGTGCTGACAGGTCGCCGGGGTCTTTGCCTTTCGGAGGTCTGGCGATCTTTACCTTGAACCCCATGCGTTTTAGATCACCCGCCGCGATCAGTGCCTTTTCATAGGCCGCATCCTCGCTGTCCCAGAACATAATGATATTGCGCAGACCCCAGGATTTGAGCCGCAGAAACTTGTTCTTCTGGTCGTTGCCGTCCTGCCCCTTTGACAGGTGAATGCCAAACGAGCCAACGACGCCGTGATCCTTGTAATCGGTCTCACGAACATTGACCCAAGTGCGAATCACGTCAAAGGCGCCTTCGCACAGAATAAGGGAGGCTTTATGCGTGGCGTTCTGACCATTATAGAGAAAGCGCCCCGTTCCCGGCAGCCCAGGTGGGAAGAGATATTTGCGATCACTTTCACCAGACAGATCACGTCCCTGAAATGTCACCATCGTGCCGTCCAGATCATAGATCGGAATGAGAACGCGATTGGCGAAATTCATGCCGCCATGTTCACCATCGGGCTTGGTGTAATTGAACCAGCCATCATCGCAGTATCGCAGGTGGAAATAAGCGGAAACTTTATCATCGACACGCCGGTTGCGCAGATAGCCGAGGTTTTGACCGTCTGCGGTTGGCAGCGGGAAGGAATCGGGCAGCTTCCAGTCTTTGTTCGCTTCAACTTCGGTTTGCGTTTCAACGCGCTTCTTTGGTCGCCACCCCATCTCCTTAGCCAGACGTTCCAGATAGAGAAACGTATCCCGCCTGGTCTTGGTCGTCAGTGCTTCGGTGAATGAAAAGGTGTTGAATGTCTCACCGCAAGAGCCGTGAAAGCAGTTGCCAAGGCCGCTGTCACGGTTGGCGTAAACCTTCCACGAACTGCCGCCGCAGAACGGGCATTCATGGATATTCAACTGCTCACCGGATGACCCGTGACCCAGCTTGTAATCCACGCCTTCGCGGTCCAGCACGTCCTCAAGCAGAACGGCGTCCAGAATGTCTCTGATTTCGCTCACGGTATCTTACCAAACATCCAGTCATGCGTGCGCCAGGCTTCGCACCCTGCACAGCCGCTTTCAAAGTCAGAGCATTTGGCGCCGTATAAGCGGCGCGTATAGATCCACGATATGATCCGATCAACACGATAGAACATAAAGGCGCGCAGAGCGTTCATCAGAAGAACGCCCCTATGGAGTAGCCGATGCAGCCACCGATTACGAGCAAGCTGACCGCAATGATCAACGATGCGCGAATTACGCCTGGCATGATGTGACTGAATGCACTTGAGTCCATTAGATGCCGCCCTTTCCAAGAACCTTTGTGATGAACGTTGCGCGAGACAGGTCTTGCTCGATGTTCAGGACATAACCGCTTGCCATGTTGCGAACGGCCGCCATGAACAGTCGCGCTTCGTTTGCTTCGCGCTCTTCTTCTGTTGATGAGATAGAAAACATGACGTCAGCCAGACGCACCTTGTTGAAGTCCTCAGCCGCGTGTTCGGCCTTGGTCAGAGCGGCTTTAAACCCGTCCCTGTTTGACTGAATGGCCGTGACAACAGCCAGGTTCTCGTCCTTAGCCAGAGCGCGCAGCCCCATGCCGACGCTGGCGCTTTCTCGGATATGATCATCGCGATACGACACGTCCGGCGCCATGATGTCCCAATAGTCGCAAACGATCATGTCAAAGGTGATGCCTTTGGCTTTGTATGTCTCGACCAGACGGCGCAAATCCTTGGGGGCAAACGTTCCCGTTCCATATTCGTGGATCTTCATGATACCCGCGCTCGACAGAGCGGCGCGTACCTTTGTTTCCACGTCATTGATGTGTTTGAGAATGTCGTTGGTGCAGACCTTGCTGAGATAAGCGTCGATCCGGTCAGTGGTGACTTCGACGGAGTTCTCAAGCGTGACATAAAGCACGTTCTTGCCGGCCACCTGTGCGTTCACCGCGAAGTTCATCAGTCCAAATGACTTGCCACCCTTGGCAGGGCCAAGCAGAACGGCCAGTTCTTTGCGTTTGAAACCGCCGCCCAGTGCATCGTCCAGTTCAGTTGAGCCAGTTGAGATACCCGCCTCGACTTTGCCTGTTGCCAGGTCCAGTCTGCGCTGTGTTCGCGCGTCGATATCATCTGTCAGGTCATGACCAATCGACCCATCATTGGCAGCAACCTGAAAGGCGGCCGTCATATAGCCCTCAACGGAGTCAAAGTCGTGATCTTCCATTGCCGGGATGGATTTCTCCATCGCTGCCATAATGGCCTGGTGTCGGGCAAAGTCTGAAACTTCCTCGATCACGTAATCCCGATCAGTCAGATCAACGGTCTTTAAGGCTTTGAACGTGTCGATCACATCGTCGCGCTGGTCTGCCCGAATGATCTTCTTCTTGATCGCTGTGCCGAGAACGTGTTTCCAGGCCGTGTCGGAGGGAAGTGTTTTGAATCTGTCCCAGAAGGTTTTCGACAGCGACACCAATTGCGCCTCTGACTCGTTGAGAATGTATGACGGATCAATCAACCCTTCGGTGCGAATATTGAACGTAACGTCCCGTATCGCCAGTGCTGCGATCTTGGACTGAAAGTCGTCGTCAAAATCATACGCGGCGCTCATGTGATAGTCTTCTCAATGCTTATCATTGAGGACTTAAAGAACAGCGCGATGCCCGCGTTCTGCGCTTCAACCAACACGGTGTAGCGATCAAACGCCTTGAGGTCGTAAAACCCTTTCTTGCCATCCGTGAAAACGATAGTGACTCGCTTATCAATTAGATCGTTCAGGAATTGCTCATGCCCCCAAGCACGGGGAATCGAGAGTTTCTTACGCGCAGGGGCGCGGTTGTTGTAATTGTCTTCGATTTGCTTCAAAACCATGTTGTCTGTCTCGTTTGTTGTTGATTACAGTGTTGATTTGATAGCGCGCATGTTCTTGACCACGCTCAGGCTCAGATGCTTGACGACTTCGTTTTCACGGATCAGACCAGCTTCATAGGCCAGTCGCGCCAGCACTGTGTCCCGCCCGGGTTTGGTGTTGGCCGTCTTGATCAGCCATTTCGCGCAGGCTTTCTGCTCGCTGGTGCCATGCCAGTTTTCTGCCCGGTAATGTGGCAGCTTTGGCAGACGCATCTTGTATGAGTTGCGTTCTTCAAACGCCTTCTGGCCCGAGACCAGAGCGCGAGCATCACAGAGCATGTTCAGGGGCGGTAGTGCCAGATTTCTCAAGTGCGGAGCTGCATCCTTGAACGTCGTCTCAAAGCCGCGTTCTTGCATCATGTGATCTATCGCTGCGTTGAAATAGGTGTCATACGGACATCCCAGCTCGTCGATCAGATGCATCTTGAGAATGATCAGACGGATTGCAGTGGGCTTACGGCGATAGAGCGACTTCGTGCTGGGCAAGTCCTTGCCAGGACGGCTTGGCGTCCCGTAGTAGCGCTTGTACGCCCGCTGATATGCTCTTTCATACTCTTTGAGAAAGACGAAAGAGCGCAGCACGGGATGAATGTGACGATAATCGAACCAGGTCTGACGAATGCGCTTGCGTTCGCGCACCACGCTGTCGGGCTTCCAGAACTGATACATCAGACTCTCGAAGGTCAGCCAGTCATAGCCGACCTCCGGCACATAATCGAAGATATCCTTATTCGGATTTACGGGTGATGAAACCTGGCAATTCAAGTTGATGGTCCTCGTCGCTGTCTTGTTGCTCGTCGTAAGCGTCAAGAATCTCCCGAACCAAACCGTGTCGCACGATATCATCCCGGTCGAACTCGACTGCCCCGACCTGATTAAGATAACGTATCTTTTGATAACCGTCAATAAGCCCTGACTTATCATTTGTCATTTGCTGATCCGGGTCGCCATCGATGACAAGACGTGCGCCATCACCCATGCGGGTTAGAAACATCTTCATCTCCGCAATGGTCGCGTTTTCAGCTTCATCGAACAGCACCATGCAGGGTTCATCAAAGCTGCGCCCTTGCATGAAGTTCAACGGGACGATTTCGATCTGTTCTGATTTCATCATGTAATCAAAGTGACCTCGCCCCATCCCGTCCTCGAACCCGCGTAGATAGCTGGCGATATACGGCGCCATCTTTTCTTCCAGATCACCTTTGAGAAAACCGATCGGACGACCGGATTCCACAGCAGGTCGAGTGAGATAGACCTTCTTAATGTCTTTGTTCAGGATAAGTTGTGACGCGACCCGTGCTGCGCAATAGGTTTTACCGACACCAGCTGGACCGATGCCGAATGTGATCTTATTCGAGCCGATGGAAGAGATGTACCGACGTTGCGCTTCGGTCTTAGCGGTGAGCGGTTCTTTGACAGCTCTGGGAGAAGGTCTTGGAGGTAGGTTATTATTATCATATCCGAGGTTTGTTACGCGGTCCTGGCGCTTTGATTGGCGCTTCTGCCTCTTAGACATCAAGTATCTCCTTATGTATTAACTACATTATACCTCAGTCCTTATTTATTTACATCACAACAATGATATTGACACGAAAGTAATTCATCCATAGGCGGCTTGAGTTTTGACTCACCTATAAGACTTCGCTTCAGGTAAGAAATATCGCTTCATCAGCGGCTCGGGTGTAATATTCGCCGCCAAGAACACAATGATCCTGAATCTGAATATACTCAAACACGGAGTGCTGCGTCTGCGTGTCACAATGGACAACCATGATGCCGTTCTGCCAGATTTCGCCATCCATGAAGTCTGCACGACGGCGTTGACCGCCACCGAGTTGATGAAACTCACAGGCGCCAAAGAACGGATTGAAGAACGGCCAGACCTCATGCTTGTGGTGATGACCGCCCCAGCCAGGGATGCGCAGATTACGCCGCTGCGGGTAGTGGCAGCTGAGCAGACAATCCCAATAGATCTTGAAGTTGCGGCTCAGTTCTTTCTTCACGTCCGCTTCGGTGAAAGCTTTGAGGCTGGCGGTCCCGGTGAAGCTGATCTCGAACTTGTCGAGCCCTAGAAGCTTCGGGATATCCATGCCGTGCAGATCGGACAACAGCACCTTGAGAGCCGGTGTGCTTTCGCTCAGATGCCGAAACAGGCGAAACTCGTGATTACCTTCAATGAAATCCATCTGTGCGTCAGGGTTATCCTCGCGCAACGTCGAGAACATATCGTGGTTCCATTCGATCTCGCCCATCACATCGAACTCACGCGGATCGGTGGTGTATTTCGAGAAGTTAGGCAGGTCGAAGAAATCGCCGTTGAGATTGATGACGTCTGGCTGAATGCGCTTGTTGGCGATTTCAAACATGCGTCGCACGAAGGGGTCGCATTTCAGCCCATGAAAGTCTGTGCCGACCAGAATGGTCTTGAAGCGGCGGCCGTTGTCGGATCGATCATATTTGCCCGCATATGACCGTTTGAGATCCGTGAGGTCTGACATCTTGTCGGTCGAGGCGTGTTTGCCGATCGCCATTTCGACCTGGTGCTGGTGCCGAGATAATTCCAGGCCAGCTTGACGGCGAAACTCGTTGAATGTGCCGAAGTAGCGGTTCCAGGTTGCGTCAGAGATATTGGAGTTGATGCGAAAGCTGTTGCGCGTGATATGAACCAAAACACCCTTTTCATCCGACAGCATCTGAACCACTTCGTTGAGGTGATCGAGGCAATCTTGATCAGTCCAGTCTTTGCGGTATTTGCGCAGATCTTCCGACAGAGGGACGACGCTGCCGTTATTGTCGCGCATCTGACCGATCTTCAGCGGCGCTTCGTCTTCCTCTTCTTCCACCAGAGTTGGGCTTTGATCACGTCCAGCGGCAACCCGTGAGGCAATCTTGTCGATGCCTACCTCCCCTGCCCTCACTTTTGCTCTGATCTCACCGACGATGTTCTGTGCGCGGCTTTTGGATATCTGCATTTCATCTGCCACGTCCTGCATTGTGGGGAAATTGGCGATATCGTTATAGATGGCAATGAACTCATTGATATGATCGGTCATATGGCTTCCAGTGCTAAGTCAGTGGTGATTTAATATTCAGTGCGCGGCAATTGCCAGCATAAGAACCATGCTAGAGATGATGATCAGGCTAACGATCTGTTTGACGATCTCGTCCTCATCCGGCTCCATCGCTACCTTTCCCTCTGGTTACGTCGGTTCCATTCGAGAATGACATCATTGGTCATCGGCTCGGACCCAGCCATTCCCTGTTGGAATTCCTCTTCGCTCACTTCGGCTTTGCCTGGGGTGGCTGCGATTTCCTGAGACAGAGCTGCATAGGCGCGCTGGTTCTCGATCACTTGCGGAGCAAGCGTGAGGTTCGAGCTAACATCAAAGCTGTGCTTCTTAGCCTGCCAGCGGCCGCCAAAGTAGAAAGAGACGACCACGCCGAGTAGCCACCACATTGGTTCAGGGACCAGGGTGATCCCTTCCATGCGTGCGGCAAACCAGATCGGGTCGAACATGGCAGAGAGAAAGAGTGCGATGATTCCTAGAGCAAAAGCTGGCCGCGGGATACGGTTCAAGCCATCGATCAGGCTGTCAAACACGCTTTGGCGGCCGCGTGGGGCGAATTCACGCGCGTATTGATCTAGAACGGCTGTGCTTTCATCATGAATGCGCTGCGCTTGTGCTTCGGCGTTGGGGCGAAACACTTCGACAGTATCCTTGATGACGTTGCCGCTGCCGAACAGAGCGCCAAAAACCTGGCTCAACTTCCCCATTTAGAGATCCGAGCCTGGAACTGCGCCGTGGTCATGTGATATTTGGGATCAATGAACTCCTCTGCCCGCTTGATCCAGCCACCTTTGCCGCCGAGGCGTGTACGTGCGTATTTGCGGCTTGTTGGGCGACGATCTGCGAGGGAGAAGTAGTAATTGCGCCGCTCGATGCCGTAAGCATCGCGGATCAAATCCCCCATCTGCTTATGTGCGGCCGTGACCTTGGCAATGGTGATCGGCCCGATGGCCCCATCAGCTGAGATTGCGTTCCCTGTATCGGGGATTAGGTTGCACATGCGTTGCAGAATCTTGACGGCGTTTGAGCCTGAGTTGACCTGCATGTCAAAGACAGTGGCGTGCAGACATTCCGGTAGCTGTGCGATCTTCGGCTTCTCGAAGTAATGGCGAATGAAGATTTGCGTGGCCTGGTCAACGGTCAGCAACTGAACGTCCCGGGTATCAACATCGCCGTCTCTATCCAGGTCGAGGCCGAGGCTTCGCATTGTGCCGATTGTGACGCCGTATTTGGTTGCACCGCCTGGATCGTGAGGGTCGTTCACATAGCCCCCTTCTCGTTTGACGATGGCGGAGGCGATATTGAAGACAGAAGGATAACTCATGAGAATCCGATCAGTAGATAATGTTGACAGCGACGGGTGTGGCAAAGGCCAGCAGCATCACCATGCCGATGGCGAGCCAGACATATTTGGACAGGCGGTTGTAGGATTTGGCATGTCTCTCATCAACGGCCCGAATTTCTTCACGAGCTTTTTCGCGCTCGCTGTCCATCCGGGCTTCGAGCTTTTCCATGCGGGTTTCCGATCTATCCTGTCGATCCTGCGACCGCTCAAGAAGCGCTATGGCTGTGTCCACTTTGCCATCAACTCGAACTATGACGTTGGACAACTCGGTCATGGTCTGACGAAGCTCCTTATGATCTTGCCCCAGATTTCCCAGGACTGAATAGTCAATGTCGCTCATGTGAAACCTCGCTTATTCACTAAGTCAGCGCTTACTTAGTATTGTACCCGAATGAACACCGGAAATCAATCAGCGTCAGGGCCAATATTTGTCATCTATGAAATCAGCTGGAATGATCGTCATATCCTTCAGCGTGCGGGCGGCAAACACATGCGCTGATTTATGCGCCATCGCTGCCTGAGAAAAAGCGAAACAGTCATGTGCGTCCATCAAAACAGACAGGTTGTTCTTTGCCAGCCATTTGAAGTCTACCGCAGCATTTGCCCAGCGATAGTCGTTAACCGAGGAACCGAGAGCGACAGCGATACCGGCACTTGACCCGGCGCCATTGATATTGGTGATCGCTTCAGTATCGAAATCAAACACGTTGCCACCGAACGTAAACCCCAGTTCAAGGCGGCGCTGACGTTCAGCCATGACCAGTTTGCACATACGAGCGTGGCGGGCATCTTTGTTTATACCAAGCTGTATCATGGGATGATCACCTTCGTTTCGAAGTCGAGGAAAGGAAAGGGGCTGTCAAAGGAGCGAACCGTGTAAACGCCCGCTTCCGTGAGTTCCAAGGTGTCATCCTGTGCGGCGATCTCAGTCTCAAAACCCTCTTCGTCAGTGATCATCAGTTTTGCAACTGGTTGCAACTGGTTCAGATCATATGTTGCAACTGTCATTGGTGGCACTCCGGGTCTTGGCAGAACAACTTTAGGATCAGCTAGGATATCAACGTAGTAGGTCTGCCACTCTGTTTCCTCAGTTGTTAAAACAGAATCCAACCCAGTTGGCCTATTCTGTTCGATTTCAACCTCGTCTTGCAGGTCTTTTACGTCTAGTATTTTCCCCGTGGAGGGGGCGTAGTATGCGATCTGCATAGCTTACCTCTTTGTTTCAATTACAATCAGGTCACAGTTTGTACCGTTTCCAGAGGTTGAGAATACAATCTCTACATCAGCAGTGGAGGTACCCTTCCATGTGACCATAGATTTACCTGTGGCAGAACTACTGTCAGGGGTAAAATCAAATCTTTGAGCTGTGATACTACCGCCTTTGATAACACCGTCTACTTTCAATTGTAGAGTTGCCGTTGCTGCACCAACACCTGTAGTTGTGATCTCTCCGTAAAGGATTGCGGTATACTCGCCAGTCCAGTCTGGTGTGAAGGTAATAGACGGTGAGTTAGCACTACTTTTGCGAACCTTAGTTAGCTGATTACCCCCGCCGACATTGCTTGTTTTCACGCCGCCGGTTGAGATACGAAGATTATCACCGTCCGCAGTTAGAGTAAGGTTGTCCAGTTTGAGTTTTGTAGCCTGAACAGTTGTGGCTGCAATATGACTACCTGTAATAGCCAAGGCATCAATTTGGGCAGATTTAATAGAGTCAGCTTTTAAGTGTACTGTGTCAATTTCACCCGCCACAATATGGTCAGCTATAATACTACCTGTTTCAATGCTATCGCCATCAATTACAGTTTTACCATAAGCGGTGGATATGCTTACACCGCCCTTATAGGCGCAAACGATGATACGATCATCACCTGTGGCCGTAGATTGGTTGGTAGAAGATCTGAGGAGATTTTCACCATACTTCCAGTAAACATAGAAGATACCTGAAGTATGAACAGAGCCGATTTCACCAGCGGCAATACTGACCTCTTGGTTTGTACCATTATCATCTAAGTAACTCATCTGCCCTTGGTTCCAACTCAGACGATCAGTCTGCGCGGCCCCGCTACTTCTGTAGTTACCGCGGAATTTAACACCGCTCAAAACAGGACCGCGAATTCCTATTGTGACTTTGTTGGCTGTAATGGTGTTGGCAGAGATTTCGCCACCGTCGATCTTCGTCAAATCCCCACCCATGCGCCAATCACCTAGAGTGGTGCCACCGTTGATGGTGATTTGACCGGGGTCGATTTTGGTGCTTCCCGGTATATTCACAACAGCGCCGGGATCGGCAGCGGCGTCGTGGATCGTCTGCAAAGCAGTGCCTGACACGGTGATCGTCGAAGCCAGAGCCGTTCCTGCTGTCAGTTTTGCCGCACTCAGGTCTGCGATCTTAGCGTTCGTTACAACGCTGTTTTTGATGTTAGCAGTATTAGCAATGATTTCATTTGTGCCAATATGATCAGCGATGATCCCGCCATCAACGATCAACTCCCCAGCGTTTTTCTTATACAACTCGACAGCGCCAAAGTTTGCCTTGGTCGCTGTGCCGATGTTGCTTTTGATAAAACGAAACCGAGCGTACTTCATCCCTGCGGGGATGGTTATTGTCCCAGATCTTAACGTTGGTGAGGTACTTGTGACCGAACTCATGTAAATGTCTGTACGATTGGTCATGTCTTGGGAGGCACTAACTTGAACATCCACATAGCAGCCACCAGTTGTACCGTCTTCAATATCCGCTACAAACTTGAATACATACTCTTCACCCTCTATGACGTTAAACGGCTGTTTGGGTGCCAAGTGGGAGTAGAGAATTAGGTAGCTTCCTGCTGTCCCAAGCAACCTTAGCATCCTTGGGGAGCGGTAAGCCGCAACTGATGTTGAGTGATAACTTTTGTTGCTGCCCGTGACCCCACTCACATAGTCTTCATCTAGGTGGTTAGGGTCCATGTAGTAGTTTGTGAAGTCACCTATGCCGACCTTGGATGCAACGAGTGCATTTACAGCGATCTGATCCGCACCGATTGCACCAGCTGCAATGGTTCCTGCGGTGATCGACGAAGATATGATGTCGCCCCCGTCAACGGATTTAGTCCAACCTGACCCGTCATAACGATAAAGCTTATCATCAGTTGTCAGGAGCGCCATGCGGCCTTCGAAGTTACCTGTGGTCGGCAATGTGCCAACGATCTCAACAGGTGACAGATTAGCTGCAACACTGGCTTCAGCGATGATATCTGAAATGTCTGCCGAAATGAGACCAAGCGTAGTTGTCGTCTTAACGGTAGACCAGTCAGACTGATTGCCAGACGTGTCTACGGCGCGAACCCAAATATATTTCAGTACGCCGTCACCTAAACCAGTCCATGCGAAGGACGCGGAATAGGAGGTGAAATGAAAGGCTGCTCCTTGATCGGTCGGCGCCGAATTCGAGGCTGCATGGTAGATCTCATAATGAGATAGATCACTTTCCGTGTTTGGTGTCCATTCTATCCAGATACTTTCGAAACCAGGTGTCAAAGAAACTCCCGACGGCACAGCTGGCGGCGTTGCGTCGGCTATGACGGTATGAGTCACTTCGCCGGAGTAACTTGAGCGCTCCCCAAGAACGTTTCGCGCACGCACAGAGGCGTGATACTGCTCACCTGGCAGTACATCCCACTCCTTGCGATTGGTACCGGCATTGACGGTGACGTCATTGCCGCCATTTATTCGGATCTTGATGTCGTAAGTTACGTCATAACCTGAGACTGCACCCCATGTCAGAATAAGCTTCGCCTTGCCATCTGATTTCAGAGTTGACGAGAACGCCACGCCAGTTGGCGTTGAAACTGTTCCGGTTTCCGGCGCTTCGATGATCGGAACAATATTGATGTATGCGGTCTTGTCGCTTTCATTACCAGAGTGATCCACGGCGCTGATCTTGTAGCGCGTGTAATTGTCATCAGGGTCAGGGCGAAATACTTTGTAAGCGTCAGCCGTCACGGCGACACGAGTTAGATTTGTGCTACCTGCCGTACTGGCATAGATACGAAATCGCTTGAAGTCAGTCGCGGGGCTTTCATCACCGCTGAAAGTGATCGTGTCAGGCCCAGAGATCGCGTACCAGTTCGTCGGGACGGGAGGGGCGAGTGAGACCCCCTGAATTGTTATCGACGCTGTAGGGGCGCCCTGTGCGACGAGAATGTCGTTTCGCTCATAGGAGAGGGATACGACACGCACGATGATAACGTCGCCAGCATCGGCACGAAAGCTTTTACGCTCGCCACTGACGCGGCCCACGGTCTCAAAGCGCTCGCCATTGACTGACTTCTGAACCTCTGCACCTGTATAGATCCCGGTAGCTGGAGGATTCCAGGTAGCTTTCACTCTGGATTTGAACGAACCGTCTTCCTGCTCGATCAGTTTCTCCTCAACAGCCAGGTCGGTAACATGTTCAGAAAGAGTTAGGGAAGAATAGTTATGAGTCTGCGCTTCAGGATCATCCGAATAGACCTCTGGAACAAACTCGACGGCCGACATGCTGACGATACCGTCTGTGGCACGACCGATCGTTTTGACGCGGAAAGGTTTCTTGGTGAACGAAACCTCGCCAAAGATATAGCTGGAGTATTTGAGCGGCGCACCGGAAGGCAGGTTGCTATCGAGATCAATGACACTTGCGGTTACATTGGACCCGACCGCCGGGTTGGTGACAGTGACGTCATCGAGAACATCGGTATTCCACAACTCAGCAGAGAGACCGTTGATCGACAGGCCGTCTGCACGTTCTTCCAGAAGAAGGTCAGTCGTGGTCGTGCCAGGCAGAATGCGCGTGATACCAATGTCCAAACCAGAGCCGGAATGAACCAGACGACGAATAGGTGTGTTATCAGGCACCAGCCAGTCGATGGTGATAAGGTTCGAGGACTGAGCGATGACATTCACGGACTGAATGTTATCAGAGTTCTGGTGCAGGACGACCCGATAGGATTTGCCAGGGGAGAAAGTGACGTCGCGATCAAGTGTTAGCTGGGAACTGGTGCCGTTTAAAATGCGACCGCCAGTTCCCCAACCAGGCATTTCATGCTGCACGACGATCATGTCGCCTACAGAACAGCTGACTGCTTCAACAGGGCTCTTCCATTCAGCAACGCGACTGACCAGGCGGTTGTAGTTCATACGGAACACGCCTTCTTTCAAAGCGCGGTTCTGAGATGTTATCCCTTTAAGCGTCACTGTGGCAGGCTTGAGCGCTTCACCGCGTGCCAGGGCTGCGTCATTGGTGACACGTACAGTACGGCGCTTGTACTTGTCATTCTTGTCGTTGAAGGACAGCTCAATATCATTGATTCGATCTGCGAAAGGTAGGTAGGTGATAGAGAAGCTGTTCTTGAGCATATTGCCCGAGCCAAACATCATAGTCGGAACTGAATCTTCGCGATCTATTGCAACCGAAAGCTTGGCCCCGGATGACACTCTCTGTGCGCGGCCCGCGATGTAAACATTCTTGAGGGCGTCATCAATGTTGCCACCTTCATAGAAGACCGCATTGAAGGTCAGACTATTAGCGTCACAGTGATCCCGCCAGTCCGCGTGTGCTGCGAAATCAATACGCTCTTTGTCTATCTGCGCGCCATAACGATTATTGATGTAGATGTTTAGCGCGACATCGGCCGGGTTGTTGCTGTAAGCCACATCTGTCGCATTGCCGTTGTGGTCGTAGATCACCATGACCCGACCTTTAGCAACACCAGTGATGGTTGGAATCTGATTGAGCTGACCCGTCAGTCTAATCTTGACGCCAAGCCAGGCTGTGTAAGGCAGAGAGACCTTATCAACGATGATCTCACCCACGTCGGACAGAATAACCTTGTCGAGCGTGGTGCTGGAGCCGGTTTGCTCAGGCGTGGTTCGCTTATAGCGAATCTCATACTCACTCTGCTTGAGAACAGGCGTCCGAAACGAGCGTCGCACGGTCTGATTTGTTTCATCCGACATGTTGAGCGCACCAGGCGTTTCAAGCCAGACGGTTCCTAATTCAGAAACAACGTTGGTGCCTGCCGTGATTACAACCTGATACTCCCAGGCGTTATCTGTGAGGTCAGCTTCTTCCCAGACTAGGGTATCTGCACCAAGCGGACTGACAGTGCCGTCATATGTGTCCAGATCGATCCAGGCCGTGACGGCATCCTTTATGCGATACTGAAGTTTTGCGCTGTATGTGGAGTTACCCGCTTTCTCGTCAGTGAGGGTCGATTTAATCTCTGCATTGACCTTGAAGGCAGTTGAAGTGTCTGTATCAAGGGCTCGCACGGTCCAGCTGAGCATATTACGCAGCTTCCTCCATGTCCCGCCTGTCTTGCGATACTCAACCTCGATAGGCACTGTAACAGCTATGGATCTGCCGCGGTCATCCGTAACCTGCAAGCCAGCTGGCGCGGTAAAATCAATCCGAATGCGGTCCACTTCCTGCGATGTGGTGTACGTCTGCCAGCTTTCGGTTAGATCTTTCGCCTGGTTGACCAATGTAATGGTCTCATCAAACCAGTTTGAGACTTTCTGCGAGCGGTTGCCTAGACGGTAGTCCCATTCAACATCGTCGTAGGTATCGATCTCCTGATCGTTCAGGTAGACGTCCGTCACGCTGTCAATCGGACCCTCTGAAATAGCAGTACGTGCATAGAGAAACTGAATTGCCTTGCCGTCATCGTCGGTGGAGTTCTCTGTGTAGAGATCAATGATGTTTCCACCAAAGCCGTGCTTGCCGAACAGAAGCGGCACTGGAATACCTTCGGAGCTGGTATTCTTAGGACCATCGATACCATATGCCTGATCATCGGCCAGTGAATCATTTTCTGGCGCCGGGATCATGGCAGAAATTAATACTCCGCCCGCGATGGATACGGCCGCAGTTGCTAGGGTTCGTGCAAGCTGCGTGCCGCCAAGCAAGTTACCAAGGGCGCCGCCTGCGATAGGAGCGAAGACCGACAGGGCAATGGTTGCGACAAGCGCCATTACTGCCTTGCCATTATCACCGCCGCCGCCCCCACCTTCAGGAACCGGGGTTACAATGACATGGCTGTCTGGTTTTGGAAATGTAAGCGCAAGACATTCGGTTGGAATAATGACGCCATCAAGAACAACCGTCCATTCGATGTTATCAGGCAAGTCATCGACATAAGCCGACAGAGAGTTGCCAGGCTGAAAGACCAGATCAACATCTTTGCGATCCGTCGCGTCGAGAGGGTTGTAGACAATTGACGCTCTTAGAGTGTCAGCGGTCGAGATGTCCAACATAACGATAGGCTCCAATAATCTGGCGTTCGAACCGATTGGTTCGGCTTTCTATGACTCCGAAACCTTCAAGAGATTGAAGGAAGCGAGTGTTCGTGTGTGCGAAACCCACATGGGCTCCAAATCCTCTGACCCGCATCAGCAGCACCGCACCTGGTTTGATGCTGGGATTTTGTTCCCAGAGATGACGACCTGCGCTTTCCATGACAGACGCATTAACTTTCGGTGAGCTGGAGGATCGGTAGTCTGGTAGCTTGATCCCGTGCCATCGTTGGTAACAAATCTGGATAAGACCCCAGCAGTCCAACGAAGTCGGCCCTCGTCCACCGTATTCGAATTCTACCCCAATCAGGTCACTGAAACAAGTCATCGCTGATTGATTATCTCGGGCGTATGCCGGGAAATCCCCCGTAACGGAGGGCGTTGTCATGAGTTGCGCATCCATCTGGTCCTTGTAGGGTGTAATCGCAGAACGTGTCTGCGCCGGAATAACCGCACTGGTTCGACTTGAAGACCCAGGCGCATTTATCCCGCCACTGCATGCGACGTGGGAAGCGCTGCGCCAGAGGGTTACGCGCACCAAGAGTGAACTCAACCGAATAGTTGCGGGCCTTAGCGGCGATGATATAGACCATTTCCTCGATCTCGGGATCAAGGGTCAGATCGCCTGAGTTGATGTATTTGAAGCGCACCTTCCAGCCAACGCCGCCAGAGTAGGTTTCAGTCTTTGCTACGATAGCTTGCGTCGGGTCTTCGATATTCACTGATACCTCTGGCACACTGTCAGCGCTTTCCTCAACCTCAAAGTCAAAGGCAGAGGCGGTATAGACTTCACCGTGATAGGTGATGTCTTCGTTATTGCGCGCCAGATAGACAGTTTCGACATAGGCGCCTGTCGTTTCATCTACCACTTCAACTTCAACCAGCATGATAAACGGCGTGGCAGAGGCAATGCGATTCTTCTCGACGACCGTTCCAAGACTCAGATGCTTAGGCATCAGACTTCCTCCAGAATGATTTCACCAATGTCCCAGCGATGCGTGCCGCCATAGCCTTTGTATTTGTATGAGGGGATTGATCCCTTCTTGAAGCGCACGTCGATCACTTCTCGGGTTACAGGGTGTTCCCAATTGGTGATGATATCGGCAGAGCCGCGTGTATCGTTGTAAAGATCGACCATCGACGTCTTGCGCGTATCGGTTACGTCAGTGAAGCCAAGCGTGAAGGTGCGCGCAGGGCGCTTGGTGAAGCGTGCGCGCGACATGATCCATCCTCCTTCTGCCTCGAAATCGATCGATGGATCTTCGCGGTGGGTTTCTTTGAACTTCGCACTGTCATGCTTGTCCTTTAGGAAGGTTGGGCAGGCTACGCTCATTTCAGAGACCTCTTGAGACTATCACGAAATGGACCTGGGCGAGCGGCGTTCTTTAGAACCACATCTAGAACCATACCGTCAGGGTTGAAGCGAACATCGCTGCTTTCAGAATCCAGCTGGGTGCCGGAGTTGTTGATCAGGTTAACTTTGACATCGCCCGATCCTCCGCCCCTGCCCATGGCTTTCATCTGTTCTTTAGTGAAGACGCCTTCACCTTTCTGGAGAATGGACGGCACTTCATCGCCTGCGATACCGCCACCGTGAAACTTTGGTGCCATTGCAAAAGCGTCGGCAGGGACTGATCGACTGCGACCCGCCATACCAGCAATGCCGCCACCGTGATTAACAGCAACGTTTGGCATAATGCCGCCAAGGATGCTTTTAGCCCCTGTGCGAAACAGGTCAGTGACGCCGGATATGGCAGCGTTGATCGAAATTTGCAGAAAGGAGTTCAGCGCCGATCGAGCTAGTTGCTCCATGTTCATCTCACCTTCCGTGACCATATCTGCCAGTTCCTGAGAGATCGACTGGAACGTATCCGCACCCCAGTCTGAGATATTGTCAAAGAGGTCTTTCCACTCATTGGCGTACTGACCCATACCGCTCGCGGCGTCGAGCTGATCTCTGAGCGCCTGGATCTGGTCCGTGACGATCTGTTCGTAGTCAACGCGCCAGATGCCCATCTCAATCATCTGAGCCTTCATGTCGCGAATGCGGCTGGTTTCTTCGTCGTAAATATCGTTGCGAGCGGCGCGCTCGCCTTTGAGATTGCGATTAATATCTCGCGTAGCATCTACCATCTTGAGCATTTCTTTGCCCATGACGTTTGAAGCCATCAGCTTGAACAGGTCTTTCATGTCCTGCGTCCACTTGCCGCCGCTCTTGTCGGCCAGCTTGGCGATCTTGTTGCGTGCGGCATCAATGGCTTTGGGGAACTCATAAGCAAAAGGATCAAGAAAGCGCCGCTTGAGTGTTTCAGCTTCACGGTTGGCTGTTTCAAACATCGCTTCCATGCGCGCTGCGACGGATTTACCACCCCCGCCTTTACCGGCGGCGCCGCCTGTCGTGATCATCCCGCCTTTGAGCAGTCCAAGAATGGATGTTTGTTCGTCAATGAGGCTTTGAACCTGAAGCGCCATCGCAGCTCTGACAATGGCGGCCGCTTCTACGCCTGTTACGCCTTGCTGTATGAGCGTATCAATCGCCGCTTGCCCGAGTGTTTCATACCCTTCGATCTGCGTGCTGTAGAAGGCTTCTGCAATGCGAGAGGCTTCCTCAAACTGTTCTTCGCTGCTCAGGGAGGAGTCCTGCATCACGTCGGACGCTTGTTTCAACATGAGCGCCGCGGCAGCAGAGCTTTCCTGCTTTAGAGCATTGAAAGCATCCGTGTGGGATTTTGCCAGCTCGTCAGCGCCTTCGCTGAACTCTCTGCTCATCGTGCCGGCCATGGCATCGACGTTGCGTTCCATTTCAACGACTTCGGCGTTTGCCTTGACCCAATTCTGAGCCAATTTGGCAACTTCGGGGTTCACGCTATTGAGCATATTGAACAATCGCGTTGCCTGATCCATCGCCGCGCCTTCTGGCCCGGGCTGGTCGCCAAACGCGTCAACCAATCCTGGCTGGTTTGCTCTTTGCTGTAACCTTGCATCAAGCTCGACCATTTGGCGGATATAAGTGTCACGATCCGCGACAGACTGGTCGTACAGTGCTTTGGCTTTAGCAAGCTCAACCTGCGCTGTGGCTGTATCTGCATATTCGGCAGAGCCAACCAGAACCGACGCCTGTTGAAGAAAGCCGTTCCCGACCTTGGCGTTATGCGCCTCGCCGTCTGAGATTTCCTTTTGCAGGCGCGCAATGGTTGCGCTCAGCTCATGGACGTCGTTGATCTTTTCATCAATACCCGCGTTCAGGGCTGCCACTTGATCGGCGTTATAGCCTTCAAAGACATCATCACCAGCTCGGGCGGCGCGATCTGTGTCTCCAGCCAGCGCTTCTTGCAAATCCACCTCTGCGGCGTAAAGCATGGCTTTTTTGGCTCGGAGTTGGCGCGCGTGATTATCATAGGCAGACAGAGCCTTATCAAACTCTTCACTTCTGATCGCGTTACCGCGTTGCAGAATCTTCTGCATCAACCCGATTTCAGTTTCAGTGTAGCCGTCTATGAACGCATTTGTTTTAATCCCATCCGGTGTTTCGTGGTCGTAGTGACCGCTCTTCGTACCGGCGTTTGCTGCCACCCAGTCTTCGAACTCTTTAATGTCCATCAGGGCGTTTTTGATACTCGCGCCGATTTGCCCGAAGAAGCTGTCCTCGTTTAACATCTGGCTATTGATGTAATCGAAAAACGCGGCGAATTTCGCGTGGGCAAATTCCAGGTTCTTCACGACAGAGTTGACGCTAAGCATGAACGACGCCAGGGCGTTACCAATGCCGTCCATCATTTCTTTGCCAATGTCTGAGTTGAATAGATTAGTCAACGATGACCATAGTTCCTTGGTTGCTGCAAAGAAGTCCTTGACCCCGGATGATTGCGTGACAAGCTCAATCCAGGCCGTTTTCATCTTCGCCAGACGACCATTGTAGCTGTCCATCAAGCTTTGTGCGCGGCCGCCAAAGACGATCTGGAAGCCGGTGAACATCGCCTTCAAAGCTGGCTCAGCTTTAAGTTTACCTTCGGAAATGGTTTTCACCATCTCGCCGTAGCCTACACCCATAGATTGTGCCATAATGGAGATCGCTTGCGGGACAGCCTCACCAAGTTGCTGCCGCAATTCTTCCATAGAAATCACGCCCTTACCAGCCATTTGTTGGATGGCTATCGAGGCGCGGTGCAGGGTCTCATCGGTGCCACCAAACGCAGCAGTGGCGTCAACCAGAGATTGCATGGAACCATCGAGCGGGTCAAGTCCGACGGACTTGAATTTCACGAAACTGTCCGACAGAGCATTGACGGTGAAGGGTGCGTTCTTGGCGAAGCTGAACAGGTCTTTGATGTTCGAGGCGGCTTCTGCGGCCTTACCCGCTTCCGTGCTTGCTTTGGACATGCCCTTCATCAGGAAGGTCATGCGTTCGATCTCAGCCGAAGTGTTAATCAGCGATGACATCCATCGCCCTGTGACAAACCACAGCTGGTGCATCACGTTTCGCGATTGACCGATGATGATTGACCAGTCGCGCACCGCCACTGTCGCGGTCTTCATGCGACCTTCGACACGCTTTACAGATTTGTTTAGGCGCTCCATGTCTCTCTTGAATGCGCGAGCCTGCTTACCGGCGCGGTTCATGCGCACGGTGTATTTGCCGTCATCCAAGACAAGTTCTGCAACAATTCTTTGGTTAGACATTTACTTCGCCTTCTTGCCTTTCTGCTGATCGGAAATCTCTTTGAGCTTACTAAGCCCTTTTCGAGCGACCGCAGATTGCCTTTGAATGAGAATCTCGCCCATTTCACGTTGCAGTCGTTCCAGGGTTTCTTTGAACCCTTTGTCTGATCCGGCAGCTGCGTGAACTGATAGAGATCGTATGTCTTCTTCCGCACCGAGGCGGTTCACGTTTCCCGACATCATCCAGAAAGTCCGAAGAGGCAGATCAAGGGTCTCTTGATAGCCTTGCGAGTAAAAGCGCATGACCCGACAAAACAGAAAGCCGATATCCACGGCTTCTAACCTGTCCTGCGAGCCGTTTAGCCGTTTCCCGCGGCATCCTCTGCATCTTCGCTTTCTTCGTCGATTTCCGCTGTGATGAAATTGCGCACCTTGGTCAGCTGCTCATAAGACATGCCGTTCAAGTCTTTTTCAGAGAGCGAGGGGAAGGCTGATTTGACCGAATGCTTCATGGAGTCCGTCATCAGCTGAACGGCGATGGTTTGATCCATTTCGCCCTTGCCTTCGTACTTGTCCTGAAGCTTCTTGATCCGCTTCATCTCATCGAGAAATTCGCCGATTGTCGGCGTCTTGAATTCGTGCTGTTTCTTGTTGATGGTAATCACCTTGCGGATAGTGGGGGTGATTTCGTCAACATTCAGGTATTCAGTGGTTTGATCGGTCATTGTTTGATCCTGAGTTATGAGGGGTCAGTGCTGATATGATTATAATCATATCAGCACTGACTTACCACATAAAACGACTTACGCAGCGGCAGATATGTCGCCAACAACGTACAACAGACCCGTTGTGCTGTCAGGATAGCCGTTCCAGGTCACATTGAAGACCCGTTCGGAATCGAGTTGATAGGCGAAAGTCATGTTACCGGCGGTAGCTGCTTTCGGTACGATGATGTCTTCATTCACATCAGCGCCTGCGGCAATCGGGTGCAGAGTCAATACGTCTGCACTGTCGATCAAGTTGGTACCAATGCCAGATGTCACCTCTGCTTTGATCTTGGTTGCAACTGAACCATCGATGACCTTTGTCGAACCAGGCATGGTCGCAACAAGGTTATCAACAGTGGTTTCAGCAAGAGGCGTGGTGATTGAAATGGTACGACCAATCAGATAGTCGTTGATCGGCGTTTGACCGAACTGATCGACGGTCACAGTGTATTTCTCCGTGGTTACTTCAACCTCGACACCACCTTTGGTGTAGCCAAGATCAGTGCCACCGAAATCAACCGTGCAGACGCCAACTTTTACGTTGTCAGTCGAGCTGGGCATATTCTTAATTCCTTCTTCAGCTGGTAAGATTCATGCATGTGTTGTGATTATAACACAGTCAGCACTTACTTACCACAAAGAAGGATCAAACGACCCGATAGCGAATGTCAAAGTTGATGGAGAATTCGATCATGTCACCAGACGAGCGCGAGAAAGGCAATGGCGTGTTGCGCGGACGGCTGTATGTGACCACGTAATCGTTCATGTCTGTTTCGATCAGGTTGAGCAACGCATAGATGTCTTCAGCCCGTCTCATGCCATTGTCAAAGTCATAGTCGCGCACGATCACCTGGTAACGCGCCTTGAAGATGCCCGAGATTTCATGATCCGGTCTGTCGCCTGAGTTTTCCGTAATGACCAGAACGCCGCGCTTTATATCCGGCGGCATGTGGAAGCTGAACAGCGTTTCGCCAACAACCAGATCGGTATTTGCTGCGATGTGATCGCGAATGGGGTAGACGTTCATTTCTTAGCCTTCCTGAGTTCCGAGCGCAGACGTTTGTATAAGCCCCAGTCCTGAACCAGCCAGTCGGCGGCGCGGTCCATAAACTTGCGACCAACCTTATACGGTGAAGCTCCGTCTTTTGCTTCTGAGCCTGGGCCGAGACTGTAAACACCTTCATGCATATAGACGGCATGAGGCGCGTCTACGGTGACGTGAAACTCTTTGCGGTTGAAGACTCCTTCAACCTCTTCAACGCTAATGGAATCTTCCAGTTCACCTTTCTTGTAGGGTGCCATGTCCTGAGCAACCTCAGCCATCTTATGCGCGCCATCGCGGTGTACGCGGCGCAGCTGGCGGGTTGAGCGTTCGGCGATCTTCACCAGCTGGATATCGAAATCAGCCCCTTTGATTATTTTGATACCCATATCGCACCTTCAACGTCGATATGATGCACGCGGGCTGCGACATCCATGCGGCGGAATATCTTGGTCACTTCGATGGTCATGTTGTCACCACCATTGACGGAGACTTCGACAAGATCGCCTGTCTTGATCTGTTCGCGGGCGCCAAACAACAGACGTGCCTGAGACAGCTGTTCTTCTGCCTGGCCACGCGAGGCGGAGCTGTCTGCGCGCACGGTTGTCTTTTCAGTCAGATCATAAAGATGCACCACAGAGCATTTGGTCCGACGTTTGCGTAAAGCGTGGATCGGCCGACCGTTGCCATCATACTTGGTGGTTCGGGTAACGATCGTACACGGTGTGCGGGGTCTCAGAGAACTCATGTCAGCTCCATCATGTATTTGCGCGCTACCGGAAGTGCGCGTGCGTTTGGATGAAATATCTTATCGGCCTCTGCTAGACCATAATCTGCTTCTGCGATCTTCATGCTTTCGCCATAGAACTTGTGCTGAGGATCTGGATGCCAGATAAACGCATGTGTCTCACCGTGTACGGCAAGGGTTCTGAGATAGATCATGACCCAGTGATCCCGAAGCGTCATGCGCCAGAGACGGCGCACATGCTTTTGGCTCGGGAATTTGCGCCCTGCCCTATCTGTAAACCAAAGTCTTTGCCGTCGCATGTTCATGATGTCTATTAGAACGCTTGTGTTTGCTTCCTGCTTGCTCATGTCAGAGACGTCTGCCAGCATCAAAGCGCGCAAGGAGGCGTTGCGATAGTCCCTGAGAACTTGATTCACGTCCCGGCCAGTCTGCGCGATGATCTCGTCTGCAAGATAGCTCGCGGCTGCGCGCTCAGCGTCGATGACAAGCTCTGTGAACGCGTCCGCTGAAGTTTGTTCGTGAGATATGTCGAGATGCGTCAGTGCTGTTCTATGCGCTTCTTGCGAGATGAAGCGCATTTCGTTTTCCACTGCGTCCTCTTCAACAGACAGATGCCCCCAGGCGAGAGACTGTAGTGCCGCCCTCAGTGTCAGTGAGCCTGCATGCGAGAAAGCTTCAAAGCCGGTCATAGCTTGACGCGACTCCTTAAAGAACATCTCGATAGCGGTCAGATGCCGACGACCGGACTCGTCGGCCGTTAATTCGATATCATCGAGAGTCTGTTTCATGCACGGCCTATTACGATGGATCGTTTGACGTAACCGCGAATTTCTCGATGCGCTTTAGGCGAAACTGATGACATTGCCGCTTTCTTGGAGACAAACATCTCTGAGCTTTCGCCAACTGTCTTGGAGATCAGACCATCCTGGCGCCGATCCCAGGTCGGGTCGCCTTCCAGAATTACTGACGCTTCGATCAGTTGGGCGCGTTTCAGGGCGTCTGTGAAATGACCAGGCAGCAAGAGCCAATCTTCTGCGGCCATTTCATTGAGACGAAACTGTCCGGCTTTCACTTCCGTTGAGATATCGCCCGGGATTGTTTCATAGTCGTGCCAGGGATTGTATTTCAAACGAGACAGGCGAGACCATGCTTCGCGCAAAGCCGCCTGTCGCTTCGTGTCATCGAACTCTTCCCAAGCCTCCAGAACCGATTGTGCCAGATTGCGTGACAACATCATTGATTGTGCAAGCGTCAAAGCGCTTTGCGCAGGAACTGTGAGAAAGGCGAATTGTTCTAAAACGTAGGTCTGACTGAGTGTGACCGACCCTGTGTCCGTTGCAACATGCAATAGAACGGTACGTGCGCCCTGGCCAGCGCCGCCCAGGGCGTTATCGACTGCCAGAATAGTGACGTTCAGCACATCCTCACCGCCATCAACCGTGACAGCTGTGCTGGCGACAACTTCGACGCCTTCATCATCGAAAGCCTGAAAGGTTGCAGATGTCACAGTCAGAGGCTCATACGTGGCGGGGTCCACCATGTCGAACTCAAGAACAACATCGCTGTTTGGGGCAAATATCAACATGGTGGCTCCGATCTGTTATGCCGTGTGAACGATTTTGCGGATTAGATCCTCGATGGACGTGGACTTGTGACCCATTGGCCCGGCAATCTTGCGCAGACCGTTGATACCTTCTTCGTCAGCGATGGCTTCAAGCTTTTCGCGGGTCCAGCCCTGGGTCTCGGTGTCTGATGGCTCATCGAGATCTGCGGCTTGTTCGAGCGCTTCAACTTCCGCATTCAATTCCGCCTCGACTGTCTCGGCAGGGTCAGCGGCAACCGGCTTGGACGTGACATGCAGCGGTTCAGCTGCGTGATCTGTCTTGTCTGTGCCTGTAGCGGCAGATTTCGGCATAGAGACATCAGGTGCAGGCACTTTGCGAATGTCCACATGCTCCTGGCCAAGACCGACGTTATGCACGTTGCCGCTCTCATCGACCTCCTCGACGGCAGTGATGGAACCCAGCAGACGCGCTTCCGCGGCACTGACGTGATCTTCCGAAACACCGTTCTTGAATTTGACGGTTCCCATGTAAGACGAGAACTTTGCCATCTGAGGGTTCTTGAGGCGAATGTGAGCCATGTGTTTGA